ATGCCAAAACAAGTAATTTCGCTTACAGACAGCAAAATCAAAGCATTTCTCCGTGATATAAAAAGTAATAATCCCAATGGGTTACAGAAGGATATTCGGCTAAGTGATGGTGCAGGTCTGAATCTTCTAATTCGAAAAAACGGTACTGTCATGTGGCGTTTTGATTACACCCGTCCAGTTTCTAAAAAAAGAAATACGATGACTGTCGGAAATTATCCAGCAATGTCACTGGCCAAAGCACGTGAATATCGGGATCAGTTCAGGACGTTACTGGCTGAAGGAAAAGATCCTCAGGTAGAAAAGCAGGGTGTTGAGGAAAAAGAAAGATTAAAACAACAAGCAACTTTTAAATCTGTTGCTGAGCTATATAAAAGTAAACAGCGTCTGGCCGAAGCTACTGTAAAGAGAAATGACGGTATATTTGAAAAACTTTATCGAGATATTGGCAATATGCCAATTTCAGATATTACTCCACGGGATCTGGCCAAAGTAATTGAGAAAGATGAGAACAAGGGGCATATTGAATCTGCAATGCGGATCAGATCTAAAGCCTCTCAGGTTTTTCGCTTTGCAGTGAAAATGGGTCTGTGTGAGCGTGATGTTGCTCAAGATCTGGCAGGTACCATTACCCAGAGAGAGAAAAATCACTATTCAGCATTAACAGATCCCTTTGATTTTGCGCGCTTACTTTTTGATATAGATCATTATGAATCACAACTGGTCCACGTAAAGCTTGCATTGCAACTGGCACCATTAGTATTTGTCCGCATTGGAGAACTACGCAATGCCAAGTGGTCTGATATTAATTTTGAGACGGCTACCTGGTCTTATACTCCGTCAAAAACATCTGCGAAAACTGGACTGGACCATATTGTTCCTTTATCTACACAGGCTATAGCAATTCTAAAAGAAGCTCATAATTTTACGAATAATTCAGACTTCGTTTTTCCTTCACGCTCTGACAAGCATCGGCCGATTTCTGACATGTCTATTAATATGGCATTGCGCCGTATGGGTTATGGTAAAGAGGATATGACTGGCCACGGCTTTAGAGCAATTGCCCGGACATTATTAGATGAGGTTCTGGAGTTTCCACTGGATATTATTGAACAGCAGCTTGCACACCAGGTGCGTGACATGCACGGCAGGGCATATAACCGGACTAAGCACTTAGATAAAAGACGTGTGATGATGCAAAGATGGTCAGATTATTGCGATGAACTTAAAGCTCAATTTATTGCATCAAGAGACAAAAAGTTTACGGAAATAAAGCCCTCATGATGCGAGGGCTTGTTTCTTATTAAAGAATGTATAAATAGTGGACTTCCACCAGCGCTTATAGCCACTTTCACTCACCCAATCCGGCTCTGGAAAGCTCCCATCTTCAACCATTTTAATAATAGAAGCTCTGGTTATTCCGGTCATTTTTGCCACTTCACTCGTTTTTAAAAGACGATCTTCATCAGCATGAAAAGCCTTTTTAATCTCTTGCATTTCATTAAAAATGGCTTCGAGCAAGTTATTTTCAGATTCAGTTCGCATCATGACACCTCCTTTACCTTAGCTTGACTTAACTTCTCCATGTGGCCTCCTTAAATTTTGCATTAGTCAGCAGTGCTTCAATTTCAAACAGGCCGACATTGGTAAAGATGTGATCCATCTTGCAGCCGTATACGGTTAGAATCCGAGTCATAGAGGAGTACTGGTATCTCATGCTTCCTGTACTCCACTTTCACCCAGCAGATCCAACTGGTCTAAAGTGACTATTCTTGTTGCATACGCGTCTAACACAGCAATATGATGTTCTGGATGCATTGAAGGTTTTGCAGCAGTGATAGCCGCTGCATATTTCTTTAATGCTTCAGTCGTGTTCAGATTTAAAATGTGCTCAATCATCTGGTCACGTTTGGTGGCGCTGAAGATATGAATAGGCTGTTCTGTAGCCTCAGCAGTTTGCTTTTTCTCTTGAATTAAAGTCTCAGCTTCTTTCTGTAAACGCTTGAGCTCATCTACACTTAATGTCTTTTCTTCAACATCATTTGATGTTGAATTTTGGATATTTTCAGGCTCAAGTTCTGCTGGTGTAGTAGCTTGTTCAGCTGCATCTTTTTCAATTTTTGCAATCTGCTGCTCAGCTGCTACGTTTAAATAATTAATCTGAGTTTTGCTTAAGCGATTGTCAGGATTTATTTCATAACGCAGCTGCATTACTTCTTCTGTAGTAGTGAGCTTATGCAAGCGAAGCAAGTACTGCTTTTTCAGTTCCTCCGGATCTATCCATTTTCCTACAGCTTGAACAGACTCAGCTTCAACCGACTTTTCAATATTCGGTATGGTGTCACCTGGATCAGCAGGTTCGCTGGTCTGGTCGGTATCTTCCTTAGCTTTTCGACTACGACGTTTCTTTTCAGGCTTGTAATGACTTTCTATCGTCAAAGGGTAAGCAATAGTTCGTCCAAGAAGTTTACCAATTGCTTGTAGCTGTAATTCAGCATTCTCCTGATCCATCTGGGCAAAACCATTTTTCACACAGTCAACATACTTTCCAGACAGTGAAGTGAATTGAGTGTGTGCAATGTGATTAGGATAAACCAAGAAAACCTCCTGTCCTTCTACAACATCATCAAGCTCTAAAGGTTTGGTAAACGTAATACCTGCCAGCTCCATGGTTTCAATCTTGATGCAAAACTCATGGCCTGGCATTGCGAAAACCGTAGCAGGGAAACGATCCAGATCATCGAAATCCACCAATTCACCAACAGCTCGGCACATAATTTTGCGGCCAGCCATCATTGCTTCAAACGCTTCTTTGCTATTTAAAATATTCATGCAATTACTTCCTTTGCTAATTGTTCAATTTCTTTTTGAATGTCTGACAGGCGTTTGGCTTCTATTTGGTTAAGTGCATCAATACCAAGATGTTCACACACGGTTTTCGCATCCAGTCCACGCTTATCAATGAAGTCTTGGAGTTCGGCGAGTTGCTGGTCATCAATACCAAAGAATTCTTCTGGATCTACCCAAGCATTACGTTGTTTATCGAAATTACACTTAAGTTCCATAGCTCTACGAACCAGTTCAATACGCATATTTTTGTAATAATGGTGCTTATCATCGATAGCCTCAGTGAGCTGGTTTAAATCGCTGGCATACTGAGCTTCGGAACAGCTTTGAATCCAGTTGTCTAGATCTTCCTGAGCCTTCATCATTGCCAGTTGTTCAGGTGTCATGGTGTTAATATGATCCTTCGCCTGCTTGATCAGATCCGCTAGAAAAGATGGGTTTGCTTTCAAATCAGGCACCCAGACCTCACCAGTTTCACCACCTAAACCACCTGCATTTTTGGCATGGTGAGTAGGGCATGGTCTAAAGCTAATTACCCGTTCATGCTTACCTTCACCTGTTTGTACAGTAGTGAGATACCCCATTACATCTGCAATACGGTATAGCTCGTTGCGGTTCTTACCCCCTAGATCTGGCCGGTAAATCACTTGATCTCCATTCTGATCTTCTGATGCATGGGCGATGAAAACCACATCTTTACCTGAGGCAATCAGGGTATTTACATATTGCTTAAAGATATTGTTAGCTAAGCCTTGGGCTTTAAGTTTCAGTGAGCCATCTTTCTGTTTGTTGGTAGTATTCAGCATCAGATGTGTCTTGATGCTTTCAAGCATTGCACCAACGGTATCAATTACAATGGTCTTAAAAGGTTCCAGGTCCTGCATAGTCAGATTGGCCACGTCAGCCCACTGATTCACCTGGACAACTGCACCGCGACGCAGTTCACCAGTACGGTGTGAACCTTTATCAAAGTCAAAAGAAATAGCCTTATCGCCTGTAAAGCCAATTGAAGTTTTACCTAGGCCCGGATCTGCGTACAGATAAACAATAATGGCCTGTACCAGTAGCGGCTGATCCGCTGGAATAATATTAATCGCCATGATATTTCCCCTTATCTCGATCCGACCCAGCCCATACGACGCTTATATGCTTTGCGGTCATATGAAGGGATATGTGATTTTTGCAGACCAATCGCTAAAGCCTTGCGGCGCTGGAATGCGTGTTCACGTTCGAAGTTTTTACGAATCCAGGGTTTGGCCACATGCTCTTCAAGAGTGACTTTTACAAGCTCACCGGTTTGACGGTCTTCAGTAAAAATATCTTTGCCTTGTTCAATGTAGACGGTATGGCCAAGACGCATGACCATTTGACCTTGTTCAAAGCCGCCCAGGTATTCAGAAAATGTTTGAGTAGTAGTTGTCATTAGCGAGCCTCCACAACTTGAACCAGTTGAGGCTCTTGAGAGAACTTCGCGTTATAGGCATGGGCTTGGACTGCCTGAGTTTCTGCATCATCTGCACAGCTGCGTAGCATTGCGACTAAGCCAATGACTAGGCTTAACAATAAAAGGAAAGTGCAAAGGTCAGCGAAGATTGAGCGTGGTTTACCGTACATCTCTTCCTGAGTAGGCTCTTGAAAGAGGATCTGAGTCGTTTGACTCTTAACTGCTTTTTGTTTCATAATTCACTTACTCACAGGTTAGGTGTGGGTCATGCCTCTGATAGTTGTCGCTATGCAGAGGTTTTTTGTTATCTGTGGATTTTATATTAGCATACTAATATTAGTAGTCAATAAGAATGCTAATATTTTTAAATTGATTTTTAATAGACAAAAGAAAACCCACCGCTGGGGTGGGTTTCTTTAAAATATAAATCTTATTTTTTATGTTCAGTAATACTGATAGGCTGATCTTTTACGAATTCTACAATGCCCTCACCAGCTTTAAAGTGTATTGATACGCCTTGATTATTTGTTAAGCGCACTCCACTTCCTGAGACAGCGCGTTGAAGACGGTACACTTTACCAGAATTATCGGTCATTACCGCTGTTTCAAAGTTATCTGAAGACTTTAGAAAGATTAACAAACCATTCGGTCCAGTAAACTCAATAATCTGAGCATTAGATGAAACATCATTTTTAACTTTTTCTTGCAAAACTTCAGTATTTGGATTTGAAGTACAGCCAGTCATTGTCAGACCTATTAAAGCTGCACCTAATAACGTATTTTTCATTTTCTTGACCTTCTTATACAGGATGATAGGGAGGTATTTATATTAATTGTTATAATATAACATTTGAATAGTATATTACATATCAATGACATAAAAAAAGAAAACCCACTTGGGGTGGGTTGGTGTAAAAACATCTAAATCTTATATTTCTTCTAACTTTTTTTGCTTGTCAATTCCAGACCATTCTATCAGTCGTTCTGATGCTCTATCTACAGAATGTTCCTCAATTAAGTCAATCCCCTCAGAACGCAGACTCCACTTAAAATTCCCAATTATTTCTTTTCGTTTATTTTTATCTGCTCTGCTTAAGAGATCCATGTTCATCTCATCTGGAGACAACATGAATAGTCTAAATTCACTATCTTTACAGGTATATTTCTTTACAGCTCGTAAATTCTCTAGAGTTTTTAGGCAATTTATTTCAATAGTGTCTGGCGTAGCATATACGGTCGATAGTAGGTCGCCAATTTTATTATCCTGCTCAATATTGATAGCAACTGGAAGTCTTCTGTAACCAATCGAAGGATCACCAACAAGTACTGTTTCATTACCAGCAAATATTTCCTTATAAATTTCACCCATTTTATTCTTAATGTAGCTTTTAACATCAGAATGAAACTTAACTGTTTTTACTGTATGGAATTGCTTCCTGAACGAGTTTTTATTATGGTGGGGTAAAGATAATGGAACAGCTCTTACCAATAACTCATCAAGAAGATTATCAATTGATTCACCTTGTATAAATCCTCTTTTTTCTAAAATCAATTGAGATGAGAAAGAATCTTCATAACTACAATGAAGAAAATCTTCGAAGAGTTCTATACAGGATTTAATATATCCAACAACATCAGCGCCATAAGCACATTCAATTCTTGAAAAATCCTCAATGAATTTTGTATGAATTATATCATCATGATTTATAAGTACACCTACAGCTAATTGCTCATTCGTAACTAAATCAGGAGTAAACCTAACCTGAGACCATGAGGCCTGAATTAGCTCAATAGTGGTAGAATTTGTAGTGAATTTTTCTTCAAATTTTTTAAAATTCATAATGTTACCTATTTAGCAACATTGCACGGTGTTGCAGAAAGCCATAAGTCGCATTTTGCTTCAATGTTATTAACTTGTACAGCATTGGAAGCAAGAAAATCTTGCAATATATTGCTCACATTTTGTATCGGATTTGGAGGTAGTCCAGTATTGATTTTTTCCTCACCAAGGAAATCAACTATTAATTGATGAATTTCGCCTTTAACAAGTTCAAATGCAGATTCATGTTCCTTTTTTGCGCTTTTTAAATCAGCTAGTAAATTTTCTTTCCAGAATAATCCTTCAAACTTTTGCTTAAATAAATTCATATACATTTTTTGGAGGTCGCCACTAATTGTGGCATTTCGCATAATATCCCAAGGAGACCAATTGTCACCATATAGAATCCCTCCATGATCAATTAAGGTAAAAGTTCTGTTTGGTAATTCTAATAAATTACCCAAATTACGATCATTATTGGCTAACCAATCATCACACATGATGAGATTGGGTAACTTCTCCCAACTTTTCAATGCTTCAACAATATGTGCCGTTAGGTAGCTTTTAATTTCTGGTGATGAGGCATTATCTAATTCTATTCTTCTGTTGATGCCATTTGTGTTAGTGCATACCCAAGCATAAGTCACCCCTCTATATCTATCAATATCAGATACTTTCTCCCATATTTCAGGGGTGTGTTTTTCTGATATTTTAAACTCAAGAAATCCAGCAAATTCTGGTTGTGGTAATCTCAGCCCGCTTATCAAAAGATAGCCTATAGCCTCATTTAATAAAGCACGCTTCTTTTGCTCACCGTAAAATTTCACATATGATTCTCGTTGAATCCCATCAGACCACGTAATTTCAGCTACATGAGTCATGAGCCCCATACACCCATCAACTGCTGGTCTCAAATATTTTCTATAGTTTGAAAATGCTAAGTATTGTAATATTTGATTCATTTCACCCGCTCCAAAATATTATCCCAATCTATTCTAAAGTGCTGTGCCGAGTTCACATTACACCCAAGCCGCATATAGTGGACTCTAAATTTCTTCCTGTCCTGATATTTCTATTCTTGAAATAAGATCAATAGGTAATGCAAAACTCTCACCCGTAATGGTTTTAAAATTAATCCAGATGGCACTAGATTCATTTTCGAAATTGATGCTGACCAACTTTATAAGATTAAAAGGCTTGGCATTGTTGGGTAAAACAATATTGTAGAGATGATTTTCTCGTACGTAAGAGATAAGCATTTGGTGAATAGCTATCTGCTCACTGCTGCTTAATTCTCTGTACTTGCACAATTCGGGTAAGTTATATTTTTTATTCACTTATTATTATCCTATGTTAAATAGGCCGCATATAGCGGCTTCATTAAGTTTTACTAACTCGTCTATTCTTCTATATTCAGAACAAAAATAAATATCTGGTCACCATGTTTCTATAGATGAAATTTGCCAGACCCACCCAACTATTTCGAATTCCTGTTTTTTTATATCTTCAACAGTTAATTGTATTTCTGGATATTCCAGAGCGTTATCTGAGACAACTCGAATTCCACCGAAGGGTAAGTTATATAAACGTTTAGCCATGAAAAGGCCGCCGTGACAGATAGCATAGATCTTGCCGTCCTTAATTGTTTTTCGGCCCAGATCGATATGGATAGTATCCCCATCCCTGATAGCAGGACTCATTGAATCGCCAGAGGCGAGTGTGGCTACAGCATCCTTTTTATCAATTACCAGTCTTCTTAAAAGAGCTTTTGCGATACGCAGTTTCTGTGTATTGGTTTTAAGAGCCTCACCAATAGCACCAGCCCCACAAGCAAAACTAAAATCTTCAAAGAAAGGAATTTCCACCTCATCATCATCAAGAGGGGTATTTTCATCCCATTCTGAAGCCTCATAGAAAGTCTGTTCTTTTATATTTTTAGGGTTATCGCCTGTCTGCAACCAATATGCATCTACACCTAAAAAATTAGCAATTGCTGGTAGGTGTGAGGATGAATCAACCCTACCTGTTTCAAGTTGACTCAATGCTGACTGAGTAATCCCAATTGCCTCAACAACATCCTTCTGGGATTTACCCGCTTTTTTGCGAGCTTCTTTCAGTCTGTCTTTAAGCATAATGCTTTTCCCTTCAATTACTAATAATAGCTTATTAGTCAGCTAATATTAAATCAAATTAGAATACTTATTGACTATATATTAGTATTCTAATAATATTTAGGTTATCACTTATATTTTTAAGGGATGGTCATGAAAACCATTTACCAAAACCTTGTAGAACACTTTGGTGGGCAAGTTGCCACAGCAAAAGCCTTAAGTGTCAGTCAAGCAAATATCAGCGGGTATGTGGCTGGCCGCTGGAATATGTCTGAAAAAGTCGCTATCAGGGCCGAGCGTGTAACTAATGGAAAGTTTAAAGCTACTGACCTGTGCCCATCTCTCCGAGAGTTTCAGGCATTAACCATATAGCTATTCTGACCTTCTCAAAACCACAAGTAAACGTGAATAAAAACAAGGATTCACACATGGAATTTAGCAAAGAAGCACAAGCTGCTCTGTATAAGATGATCCGTCATACACCAGGTATTGATGCAAAACAGATCGCTGAAGTACTGGGCGACTCTCATAAAACTGTTCTGAATTATGGCAATCCCAATATGGACTATTTGCCTAGCCTTAAGAAATTTGAAGCTTTACTGGACTACACCAAAAACCCGGCAGTACTCCAGGTGTGGGCGCATAGCTTAAATATGGCTTTGGTTCCGGCAGGTTGTGATGGCGATAAACATCGTGAGCTTTCTATTTTTGAAGCAATGATGCAGCACAACATTTGCAGCGGTCAGGTCAATCAGAAAGTTTATGAGGCTTATGAAGATGGTGTGGTGACACCTGATGAATATCAGGAAATTCACGAAATTGCTCAAAGGATGATTGATTTCATCACTGCCGTTGATCAGGCAGCGAATAAGCAAATGAAGAAATATTTAGCTGCTGCACAAAATGAAAAAGCCTGATGGTCAAGATCAGGCTTTTTCTAACTCATACAGGCATGAATGAATTATGAAAAAGAATTTATCAGAACTCGCTAGTAATAGCAAACCTGTTGATCTGAAACAGGATAAAAGCAGTTCAGCGGCTAAGCCTCTTTTTAAAAGTCGTAAGGCCAAACGCCATTTTGTCGAACCTGTAGCTCTGTTTGTGTCTTCATTACAGCAGGAGGCCCTATGAACTCTGCGATCAATAACGCTGATTATAAACATCTGCAACAAGTGCAGTCTTTCTATGACCCGGCTTTAGGAATTCTTGATGAGCTGTTTAAGCGTAATCAAAACAATCTGCGTGTCCGTAATCAGGACGTAAACAACGCCGCAGTACGAAAAACTGATCTGGCTGAGCAGCTGGCTCGACGATGCCGTCTGAATGATTGGTTCGCCAATGAAGTGTTAGCAAGCCTTGTGAAGTCAGGAACGGTTGAAGCGTTTGGTGGCTATATGAAGCCTAAGGCGGGTGAAGTATGACAGCAGCTCAAGTAATCCCGTTTAAACAGCCTCAGCAACCAGTTAGAGAGGCTCGAATGTCTACACAAAAGCAAGAGGGCTATACAGACCTCCCTAATTTTATTTGCGATGAAGGTTATCTAGCTGCATTAAGTGGCGAGGCTATCAAGTGCCTGATTTTCTTAAATCGCCACATCAATGGCTTTCACCTGGAGCAAAAATCCATAGGTGAGGCATTAGTGATGAAAGTTACCGGTATAAGAGATAACCGTACCATACGCAAATACATGGCTGAATTGGCTAAGTATCAACTGGTCAGTATCTATAAAGAAACTGGAAAAAGTAATGTCTACAGTCTTACTTTCGAAAACCGTTTACCTATTAAACCAGTAACACCCCATGTTAGTGGTCAGGAGCAACCAGTAACATCTCATGCTACTGGTAAAAACCTAAAACCAGTGACACGCCATGTAGCTGCATCTGATGTACCGGGTACATGCCATGCTACTGCACCAGTGACATCACATGCTACTACCACCAGTGACATGGCATGTCACCCTGTAAAAGAAATATATTTAAAAGAAAATATTAAAAATATACATACACAGGTTCCGCCTGAGAAATCAGTGGATGAGGTCTTAAATCTCTGGACTCCAGATATCAATCAGCTCAACGCATGGTTGCAACGTTCAGGCGTTATGCCAATGACTGAATCCTTGGTTCAAGAACTGCTTCTTGAAATCAACGCTCACTACGAAACAAAACTCAAAGCTGAGCTGATCACAGATACCCAGATGTACATGAATTTTGTGAAATGGGTAAAACGTAGCTTTCAGAGACCTCCTGTAAAAACCAGATCCTCTGAAAACCGTAACCAGAAAACTAATACAAACCTGAACGTCAACGAAGCATGGAATCAAATACCAGCTGTTGAATACGCAGAAGTGGAACAGGTTGAAATCCCGGAGGACTTTGAATGAACGCTATGGCTATGCTCACAGGTGGACTTCAAAGCGTCCAGGAACTGTGCACTGAACACAACATTGCAAAAGTGAAAGCTGGACCAAACCAGATCTGCCCGCAGTGTGCGATTGAATTGGTAAATCAACAAAATCAGAACCGTCAGCACGAAGTAGACCAGATGGTTCGTGAAAAGCATTTTGCTGGCGCTACGCTTCCAGAACGTCATGCAGGTTCACGGTTCAAGAATTATACCGTTAGACATGCAGGTCAGCAGAACGCAGTAAACAGTGCTGTCTCTTACGTTCAATCTATTTTGGGTGGCGCTAAAAATAACTTTGTGATGGTTGGCAAAACCGGTACAGGAAAAACTCATCTGGCTTGTGCCTCAGCACGTACGCTACTCACCAGAGGCATGTATGCCCGTTATATCACCAGTGAGGAAATGGCGCAGCGGATCATGGATGCATGGGATAAAAAGAATCCGGACATCACCGAGAAATCAGTGATTCATGAGTTTACCCAGTATGACCTACTAATCCTGGATGAATACGGATTGCATGATCGGGATAAGCGCCGTGAACTGGTCCATAAAGTTTTATATGCACGTTATGACCGTATGAAGCCAACCATGCTGATTTCAAACATGACATTGCATGACACAAAAGATGGCACCGGAAAAACTATACCTGGACTGATTTCAGATTTGGGAGATCGTTTATGGTCCAGATTTCAGCAGGGTAGCTTGACTGTGGTCGAATGCAATTGGGCTGATGCTCGATTAGGGGGTGGGGTGTGAATCAAATTTTATTCGGTGATTGCCGTAACTTGATGACTGACCTGATTAACCAAAATGTTAAGGTCCAAACATGCATTACTTCGCCTCCTTATTTCGGCTTACGTGATTATGGTGTAGATGGACAGCTTGGGCTTGAAGCGACTGTAGATGAATACGTTCAGAATATGGTTGAAGTATTCCGGCTGGTGCGTGAGATGCTGCATGATGACGGCACACTCTGGCTAAACCTTGGTGATAGTTACGCAGGTTCTGGACGTGGCATGACTAGGACGGGGCTTAATGATGGGAAAAATCCTAAAACCAAAAATTTGGTATTACCTAAACAAAATGCTTCCCAGTCCAATCTGAAACCTAAAGACTTAATCGGTATTCCGTGGCGAGTTGCTTTTGCATTGCAAGCCGATGGCTGGTACTTACGCCAAGATATTATTTGGTCTAAGCCTAACCCAATGCCTGAAAGCATTACTGACCGCTGTACTAAGGCACATGAATATATTTTTTTATTTAGTAAATCACGCCGATATTACTTTGATCATGAGTCAATTAAAGAACCGGTTGCAGAGAGTTCATTAAAACGGCTGGCCCAAAATGTTGATCAGCAAAAGGGTAGCAGCAGAGTTTTAAATAAGCCAAACGGCGCAATGAAAGCGGTTTGCTCGAGATCTTCAAGAGATGGATTTAAACGAGCCAATAGCAAAGGTGAGCAAAAAATTCCTAATCAAGCCTATGGCGTACATCGTAAGGAACGAGCTGATAGTGAATATGACTTGCTCACTCGCAATAAACGTAGCGTATGGCAAGTATCCACCAAACCCTATAAAGGCGCTCATTTTGCAACATTCCCAATAGATTTAATTGAACCATGTGTTCTTGCAGGATCTCGAGACAATGATCTTGTACTTGATCCGTTTATGGGATCCGGAACAACAGCAGCTGCTGCATTAAAACATGGTCGTCAGTATTTGGGTTGTGAGTTGAATCCTGTTTATGAAAATTTGCAGCGAGAAAGACTCAATAAGGTAATTGGAGAGTCTGCTTTATTAACAGACTACGCAATTCAGCAAGATCTATTGGAAGTTTAGATATGAATCAGCAAACAGTACAGTGCATCGTAACTACGCAACAGGTCGCCGTAGCACTTAATAATATCTGTCAGAGAGCTAAACGGCCCAATTATCCGATTAGCACGATTAACGCGGTTAGAGCTGCAATTAATGGACATGGCCAGCACATTTTAAGTGATGACGTTAAAGCAGAGCTCCGTATTTCTAGTGAAGCTAATAATGAAGGTAGACGTAAATCTGTAGATATTCATTTCGCGATTTTGGATTTTGTTCAAAAAAATCCGTGGACCGGAATTAATGAGATTGCTGGCTTACTTGGATCTTCAACAGTTCATGCAGCAAGCCTAACCAAGCAGCTTGTAAAAGCAAAAAAATTACAGCTAATCAGAATGGGTAAATCTTATTTTGCACTACCTGGAGTAGATCCTAGTCTCATCAATGAGCAACGAGTAGTACTTGAAGGTGTAAAGCATGGCTCATCTTGGGGATACAAAATGGGTTGCAGATGCATTGAATGTTCCAAGTGTAAAAAGCGGGTAGCAGGATGACTGAAAATTTAGAGGAACAAGTTAAAAGACTTCAAGCTCAGCTTAAATGCTGTCAGCAGGAAAATCACATGCTAGTGAACAGTTTAACTAAATCACAGTTAAAAGTTTTTGAGTTAGAGCAAGAATTAAAGGAGTGGGTAGACCAGTGTCAACGTTTTGGTAATTTTAGTACCTATACGCCTTTACGTATTCAGAGGCATCAATGACAAGCATGACGGCGGCTGAGTATCGGGAAAAATATGGAGGAGGTGGCCAGCCGGCTGCCAAGTCTAAAAAGAATAAGTTCAACGCTGTAAAAGTGGAAATAGATGGGCTCAATTTTGATAGCAAGAAAGAAGCTAAACGTTACATACAGCTTAAAGCTATGCAGCAGCACAAAGAGATCCGCGAGCTCAAACATCACCAGTGCTTTGAGCTGGCACCTAAAACCAGAATTGCAGGAGAGAAAAGAGCAAAACCAGCATTGAGATACTTTGCAGATTTTACTTACTACACAGCAGCTGGAGAGTTCGTAGTTGAAGATGTGAAGTCTGCAATAACACGTAAAACCGCGAGCTATCGCAACAAGAAGCATTTGATGAAAACAGTTTTAAATATTGACGTTCAGGAAGTATAGGAAGGCGATTATGTTAGTTGAGAAATTTGATTTTTTAGAGTTTTTACGCCTTGCTATCGCCAGTGGTGCAGGGAATGGCAAAAAGATTTCAAAAGACATTGTGTTGGGAGAAATAGCCTTGCTTAAACCGCATGCACGTATGTGGGCTTCATTATTGGTAGAAAAGGTAGATTTTGAACGTATCGCGATTATTACCCCTTCAAAAAAACAGACGGAAACATTTTATAGTAAGTATGATTTTAACTATCAGTACGAGCGTCGTATCGCTGACAAACCAGGTAAGGTAGAGTTTAAACAGGGTGAAATTAGCTCTGGTGATTTTTTCCGTGTACGTAATATTTTGGCTGGCCAGATGCATAAAGAAATGATCAAAAATAACTTTAAGCCGAATAATTGTCAGGGTGATTTAAGTAATATAGCAAAAGGAATGGCTGAGGTTGTTTTACGTGGCCATCTTTTCGTTAAAGCGATGTGCGGAGCATGCCAAGGAATCGGAAAACTTGAGGTTTATAATAGTGAAGGTTATCCGTCAGGTTCAAAGTTTTGTCTAAAATGTGAAGGTACAGGTAAACGGCCATACACATTAAATGAAAAAATTACGATTTCAAAATTAAAAGTTTCTAAATCAGGTTACTCAGAGCGTTATGTAAAATATGAGCTTTTGGGGGAGTCTATTGTAGCGCAGTGGGAAAATGAAATAAGAGATCGATTAAGTCGAGCATTTCACTTCGAGCTGGAAGAAAGTAAAATAACTGTAGCTTGACACAAACAGAACACTTGAGTATAAGTATTTCTAAAATGGGCGTTTTATAAATTGATCGCCCAGTAAGAATTTAAAAGCTCGCATTTGCGGGCTTTAATTTCATCTTTATACGGGGTGATAAAATTGAATGAGTTAATAGTAAATTTTAACAGCCTTCTCAATGAATTTAGTCAAAAAAGTATAGAGCCAAAAAAAAATTATACTTTTGGTGGTTTGGTTTATTCTTCTTTGGTTGAAAAAGACACAATACTAATAAATATTATCCAATTATTGGAAGATAATAAAAGCGAATTTAATGATTTATTTGTAAAAGCTTTTAAAATAGTTACGAGGGAAGATATTAAGATAGAAGAAAAAAGTAAAGCTGAAAACTTTGGGAGAAGTACTTTAATAGAAGATATAAAAATACAGAAATTTGAAGAGGATTTAAAAAAAATTACAAGTATAGATATTTTTTTATGTAAAACTCGAAGTGAATATAGTGATTCTTCTCATAGCTATCATTTTGATGCTAATTTAAACAATTTTACTCTTACTGAGGCTGAGATAGAACTCTCTAGGGTTGTTGATATTTTTTATCAGAGCCACAAAATAAATGCAAAAAAAAATATTTCCATTCATAACTTTGAGATGTCTGAAGCCACAAGAAAAGAAGTCATGAAAATTTATCCTAATGAGAATGTTTTTGATCGTTATAACTTATTTCACTTTGACACTTCACGACATATACTGGGTTATAAGGAATTAAACTTTATTAGAGACATTAATAACTACTCTAAGACAATGTGTGTTAGGGTATCTTCTCCTATTTTGGAATTTTTAGATAAGAACTTAAAAAATAATACTATAACAGAACTTGCATTGCAGATTACTGATGTAATTGAAGGTCCAACTCCTGCTTTTGAGGATGTGCAAAAGGGGAAATATTTTGAGTGGAAATTAGGGAATTTACCTGCTAGTACTGTATTATTTGATATTAAATCGAATAATTATGAAAAAAAGCTTGTGGTATTAGTTGATAAAAGTGCAACTAAAACATCAGTAACATTTGAATGTTTAATTGATGATTTAAACATATCTGATAATCTTGAAGTATTAACAAATTTAGTTCATTTAGAAGTTACAAATAAGGATGGTACTGAGGTTATTAGTCATATTGATCATGAATACATAGTTTATAGTAGTGAAGAATATGATATGCATTTAAAAGATTTTTCAGCAAAAGGTTCTAAAAAAATTAAAACTTTTAAATTAGATAATGCAACTATTCCTTTTAATTCCAGATTTAATGGAGTGCCTTCTTTATTTTTTATATTAATGGGGTGTATGGAATATAATCACGATTTAATCAGAGAGTATTTTTCAAAAGTACTTGATACTAATAATTAAATTTAGACCTCCTGCGGGAGGTTTTTTATTGGTGATGATTATGGTTGCCGATCAATACAAAGCTCTAACCAAAAAGAAACCATTAAAAAAGGTACCAAGAGCAAAGCCATTACCTAAGGCAACTCAAAAATATCTCGAAGCTGAAGAAACCCTTTTTCAAGAACTAGAAGAACACCCAATTGGGTATGAGCGAAAGTTTCAGTTTAAAACCACTAAGCACTGGCGTTTCGACTTTCATTTGATCGAACACAGGATCTTGATTGAAATAGCAGGCGGACCATGGTCTGGTGGACGTAAGGGAAAACTGAGCAATAAGGCTTGGAGCATGGATCGTTATGATCATGCTGCAGAGATGGGTTATAACGTTGTACGTTTGGAATCAGCTAGCCGTTACAAGATCAACGAAGCTGGACCATTGCAAATAGAATCCAGTCATGCTGGTCAATGGCTTAAACACTTAAAGAGGCATTCATTCAATGGAACAGTTCAGACCATTCCCGCCGCTGGAACTGATTGATCAGGCAGAGGAAGAGGAAGCAATCCGGCTGGCACCCGCCGTTGAATTAAAAGAATGGGTGCTTAAAAACTTTTTAACCTTGGGTGGCCAGCTGCACAATCCGGACCATGATCATATC